CGTAAGCTTTCTGTTACTACTAACGCTAAGTGGGCTGATCATTTGGGTATACCTGCTTCAACAGCTATCACCTGTGTCAAGCCAAGCGGGACAGTCTCGCAACTTGTCGACAGTGCCTCTGGGATACACGCAAGGCACTCCAATTACTATATTAGAACTGTCAGGGGAGACAACAAAGACCCCTTGACACAGTTTATGAAAGATCAAGGAGTGCCTAGTGAGCCTGATGTAATGAAGCCTGATGCTACTACAGTGTTCAGCTTCCCTGTTATGTCACCTGCAATGTCGGTAACACGTAATGATCTGTCGGCAATAGAACAGTTAAAGACTTGGCTTACTTATCAACGTCATTTCTGTGAGCACAAACCAAGCATCACATGTACAGTACGTGATGAAGAATGGTTTGAGGTAGGTGCATTTGTTTATGAACACTTCAATGAGATGTCAGGTGTGTCCTTTTTACCACACTCTGATCACACTTACCAGCAAGCACCCTATCAGGAGGTTGGCAAGTCAGACTATAATATGTTACTGTCTGTCATGCCTAACAAGATTGATTGGGCTGGGCTGTCTGAGTATGAGAAAGATGATAACACTGTGGCTATGCAAACTATGGCTTGCTCTGGTGGTGTATGTGAAATAGTAGATTTGGTATAAGGAGAATAGATATGGCTACCGTTACAATTGGAGAAAAGGATTATGATACAGATAAGTTTACTGAAGAACAAAACAATCTTCTAGGTGAGCTAACGTATTGTAACAAACTAGTTACACAACTGAAGTATCAACTAAGCAGCTTAAATAATACTAATGATATTCTTTTTGATAAGATAAAGAAATTACTAGAAACCTAAACAGAACTGGAGTAAGCATGACTGCATATAGAAAATCATTCTCACATAATCTTTATGGTAAGTATGACGCAGTAGCTAAGAAAACATTGATCTCTCACCTTATTGGTGAGGGACATGATCTTGTAGACAGTACAGAATCATACGATGCAGACGTAGTTACACAGAAAGATGGAGTAAAGTATTACAGTGAAGCAGAAGTAAAGACTGCGTGGAAGGGTGAGTGGCCTACCCATTGGGAAGAAATACGTATACCAGAACGTAAAAAGAAACTACTATCTAAACATGACAACTTGAAGTTCTATATCTTTAGTGATACAATGAAGCAATGCTGGTGTATTGACAGCAGCCTACTGACAGATGATCTTCTTAAAGAAGCAACAGGACGTAACATATTTAAAGGAGAACAGTTCTATCACGTGCCTTACACACAAGCAAAGTTAATCAACGTAGCATAAGGAGAATACTTATGAAAGATAAAAGCAGAGCCTCACGTGGCTTGGGTAAGTACGATGCACCATTAAGAGTGCAATATCAAATGGGTTACACATCATTCAAGAGTGGTAGTAACCTGTCAAGTCCATTCAGTGGAGACACTATGCAGCATCGTGAATGGAATCGTGGGTTTAATAAAGCCTACTTCGACCAACTTAAAAGGGTGAAGGAGTATGAAGGAACTACAGGCAGAAGCAGAACAGTTTCTAAAGGAGAAGTACAGCATGTCTGACTTTAATGCGTATCAGCGTAGTGCTTCACGTACTGCAATCTATCCTGATCAGCATAAAATATTATACCCTGCGTTAGGGTTAGCTGGTGAGGCAGGGGAGGTAGCCAATAAGGTAAAGAAACTTATACGTGATGGGCCAGACAATAGACCTGATACATGGCGAGAGGACATAGCCAGTGAGATAGGTGATGTACTGTGGTACTGTGCTGCACTAGCTACTGACCTTAACCTTACGTTGGGTATGATAGCTGCACAGAATGAGAAGAAACTATCTAAACGAAAACGTGATGGAACAATAGGTGGTAGTGGCGATACACGATAGACAAAAAAGAGGGGGCTTTAACTGCCCCCTTTTCTTATTATCCACCAGACACTCGGCTCTTACCGTAGCTAAGTAATGTTTCTAAATCTATTAGCCTACTTAGATTAGGGTTTTCACCCTTGTTGTTTTCTTTAAACTTTTGTATTGCGTACCTTAAATCTGTCCTCTTCATCCTACGTAACTTATCACTAGCCCCTTGTACTGCGTTTGCATTAGGACTACGTATCATACCTTTTATGTAGCCAACCATATCTATTGTATGTTTCTTTGCCGCAACGAAGTACTCAGAAGAACCCGGCTCGTATCCTTCCATATCTGTTAATGCCTCAACAGTATTGACAATCAAAGGTAACCTTTCTCTAAGGGCTTTATTTTCTTTTGCTTGCATTTTTTTATTACGGTTTCTACTACCTAGTTCATACGTTGGATCACCAAAGCCTATACCTTTTAGAAACTCTACTTCTTTTGAGTCTGCTTCTTTAAAGTTTAAACCACTAATTAATCTAGTTCCCAAACGTATCCTGTTACTACTGTCTGTATGTAAAAATTCCCTAGTGGGTTGCTGTTCCTCTACACTAGGTGCAATAAATCCTTGTTGATAAAAGCCTCGCATAAATTCCTTAGTAAAGGTTTGTCCACCTGTTTGTATTCCTTGTGACTGTGCTATAAAATCTAAGTCTGCTTGTTTTTCTTCATCACTTGCATACTCGCCAGCTTTTAATCTCATCTCTGCTTTAGTTATTCTAGGGTCTTTATTAAAGTCTTTGTATTCTGTACCACGTATACCCATAGATCGTTGTGCATCATTTAACTGACGTAGTGGTATTAGATACGTACTAGCTAGTTGTCCTGAGAACCTACCTAGTTTTTTAGCAAATGCCTCTGCATCTGTGGGATCATCTATGCCTCTGAGAAAGTTAGCCATCTCATCAATTAGTACATTGCCTTGACCAGTACGAGCATTAGTACCTAAGAATGTTTCAGCTAAGTTTTTATACGTAAACTCAGTATCATTTTCCATTGTCATATCAGGATTTGCAAACTCAGTTCCAGTTACACCATCAATGATACCAAACCCACCGTTGATAGCAGCCGTACCTAGCTTAGACAGTAATCCTATCTGTCTTACTGGAAACTGTGGTGTAGCATCTAGTCGCTCACCTGTTTCTGGGTCTTTAAATTCATAAGATTTATCTGTTGCAAAAGCAGTTTCACCAGCCCTGTACAGACCATACATAGTTGCAATGCCAACTAAGTTTCTTGATATATCTTGCCTATCTCTAGCGTTAAGACCCTTTCCAAAGCCTTCACCAGCAGCCTTACGGATTAGGGGTAGTGCTGCACCACCTGAGTACTGAGCCATTAGCTCAAGACCATTAAACATAAACCGTGGAAAAGGAACAACAACAGTTAAACCTGACTGAGTTATACCATTTGATATAGTTCTAAATGCTTTTAAGTCTGGTTGTTTAGAGTAAGTTACATCAAGAGCCTTTGTGGTGGCCTCATCAATCATGTCAACAAAAGACCTACCACCTTCAGGACGTAAGCCTACACCTACGTTGTCATTCATAATCTGTTTTAACCTGCCTTGATCTAGTGCATCCTGTAAATCAATACCCCATTCATTTTTAGTAAGACGTTGTATCTCGGAGTAGAAGGTAGCCCTACGTATCATGTGGTCTTGCCACCTGTTAGGTGTGTTCAGTGCTTGAACTAGGTCTTCTCCCCTAGATAGCACAGCATCTGCACCCTTGCCTATTGTAGACTTTGCCTGACCTCTACCTGAAGCCTTTTGTATTTCTCCAATAGAGTCAAACATACGAGAAAACTGTTCAGCAAACTGTGGTCTATCTAATAAGTAATCCGTAAACTGTTGTGCTGTACCTTGATCTGCAAATATATAACGTAAGTTACGGAAAGAGTTTTGCCAGTTACCCAGTTCTACAAGAGACTTCATTCCTGCAGCAACACCATCTTGTGTATACGTATGTAATGCTGTATCCATTACATTACCCAGTGACTCCATTGGCGCACGTATTACACCACTCTGAAGGTTTCTTGAGGCAGTAGCTAATGAGCTAACCATTAAGCCTCTACGAATACCTTCTGGTCTTAGAACAACAGTCTGCCAAAACTTCCGTAAACCTTCTGCTCCTTCTTCTTTAGCCCTAGCAGCGGAGATTTCTTTAGTGCTAAGGGGTCTTGTCCTTTTCATGTGACCTACTTTAGCTAGTAATGTACCAGCTTCGGAAGCTGAACCCACAACACCTAATATGAAATCATCATAGGACATACCATACTTCGTTAACATTTTACTTAAATCTTCTGATTCCAATAGCTTTTTATCTACCGTTAATTCAAACAGTTTATCTATCATCCTTACACCTTTAGGATTTTTCTTAGGGTGATACAGGTTTTTAAAATACTCAGCATTATCTTTTTGCAAGTCTGCAACAATATTAGTTAACATATCTAATTTGTCAGGATTTAACATAGGTATTATTAAGGGATCATCACCCATAACTATGTCATCAAAAGGATTTATAGGTGAGCCATCTGGATTAACTGCTGCCTCATAGTAATCACTTAATGTTTCTTTACCACTGTCTCTTACTTTACCTGTATCAATTTCAAAGTTACCTGCATCATCTATTACACCAGAGATAGTTACGTTATTACGATCTTCAAACTCCATGATAAGTTGAGTACGAGTTTCTTTATTCTCAAGTGCCATAAGACGATTGGCTTCTTTTATCTTACGTCCTAATTCAGTCTCATTCTGTACAGCATTTACAGTACGAGCGTGTTTACCACCACCGCCTACTGCTTTCCACATACCATTTACCCCAGTAGCTAGGGGTTTAGCCACAACTTTAGCCACACTTAAATCTAGCAACATAAATGCAAAGTCACCTGCTGCTGCGCCGTAATGACCTTTAGATACATTCTCTTGTATGTTTCTATAGTGTATAGGAACTTCTGCTACAGCGGTTAAGGGATTAAGAATTTCGTCAGTAGTTAAGATAGCACCAATAGCTGATAGCTCTAAGTCTGTATCCATTAATTTATTAGCGAGTGTACGAGTTACAGGGTTTTCACTGTTAAGCATACTTTGTACTTTTTCAGCTAACCTTGCAGCGTCATCTCCTGATAAACGGCTTTGTTGAAATGTTATCTCATCTATATTTGTAGTTTGTAAGACCCCTTGTTCAGGAAACTCTTCGTCAAATACAGGTCTAAAGCTATCTGTTTCGTCTGCATCAAGGTCTTTTTGAAACCTTAATAGTAAGGCATCTTCCTGTGTTACCTTACCATCTCCGTTTATATCGTTAGCCATGTCTTTATAAAAAGGTGCGTCAAGAGATTTATCTAATGTGTACAAGTTAGATTTTTTAGCTATAGCATTTTGTTCAGCTAACATTTTTGCAGTCTCAGTTACAGTGCCATCATCGTATTCTTCAAGAAGTAAATTTTTAACATCAGCTAATTTACTGACTACCCTTGGATCATAGTCAGTATATTTAGTAGCTTCCTGCTGGGCAAAATCTTCACCCATTATAGCTACATCAAAGTCAGACACATCTATTGGATTAGCTAAAGCTGCATCTGTTTGTCTTTCCGCTGGTGTGGGGTCTATTAAAGGTTCTGTATCAATAACAGATGATTGTTCACTGCCTGTTGCCATGCTACTAGCAAAACCTCCACTACTTTCTGTAGTAGGCACAGCCGTATTTACAGATGATGTATTTTGGTTTTCATCTTCATCAGCAGTGCCAGCCATTCTTTCAGCAAAGGTGTTACCCATTTAGTTGTACCTCATTTGTGCAGCAGTTAATGCAGCAGCACCTATAAATCCATCTTGCCCGGTTCCTGTATATATGATAAGTTGATTTGTATTGTTTACTGGATTAAAAAATATGACTACATCACCAACACTTAATGATCCACTGGCTACTTTATTTTGTAATTGTTCCTCATTTAAAGCTACATACAATCCATCATTACCTTTTGCAGCTTTAAAATTATTTTGTAATCCTAATTTTTGATCTTCTGTTTCAGAATCACTACCAGCTTTTCCAGCGGCATGGGTTAGAGTAGCTATTTTTCTTAATTCCTTTTCAGCATTTGCTCTATTATAAGCAGCAACATTAAACATGTTCATATCCGCAACACTACCGTCATCCATTTTATTAAAAACGTCTACAGCATTCATTGCCGATATTTCAGCAACATGTTGCCTAGAATTGTCTCCATATATTCTAGTTTCAATAGTGTCCTCAACACCCATGCTGAACTGTTGCTTTTGAAGTTCCGCCCTTCTAAAATCTTTAAGAGTAGTTGTACGAGATGATGGTGAAAATATATTAGGTGTTTTGTCAGGGTCTTTTTCTGCTTCAGCTATAATTGCATCTCTGGCAGCATCCCTTAAAGCAATCAGTGGTTGTGCCTTTTTTGGATTGTGCCTTGGGCTTAAAGGATTCATCAAGTCTGTATATTCAGCAGAATAAGCAGCGTGTTGTTGTTCAAAACTAGTATATATTTTTAAATCTTCAGCCTTACCAGTGTACATAGCTTCTCTATTTATAAGACTAGGATATCCACCTTCTGCCGCTGACCCAAAACGTAATGCAGCTTTTTCTACTGCTGCTTTGTTTGAACCATCTGGTAGAAGCATAGGTACTGCAAGAGCATCCGCATTAATATAAGACATAGGGTCTATATTGTCTGTTCTTGCTTGATTACCTATATCAAGGTATTGTTCTGCGTAGCCTATGCCTTGTGCCATAAACCTTTTAGATACTTCTGGGGTATACAATGCACTTAATTTTTCTGCTAGTAATGTAGCTTTAGCGTCATCATCACGTCTTTTATTACCACGAGTTCTATTATCTATAGCATCTTGTTGTTTAGTAAACTTTGCATCCCAAATATTTAACTCACGCTCTGCTGTTTTTTCAGCTTCCACATTTGCTACATATGTTCTTGCGCCACCCGCTAAAAACGACATAAAATCAAAAGACATACTAAGCTCTCCTTGCCATTAATCCTGTAGCAGGTAGCTCACTAGCCTCTGCAATTTCTTCTTCCATCATAGGTTCTGTTTCTTCTACAGTTTCTTTACCCACATCTTTCATCTTAGTTTTAACTTTCTTCATAGCTAAAGCTATAGTAGAATCTCTAAATTTATCATCATCAGGTTCTTCTAACTCTGTTCCCATAACAAAGTCTACACCTTCTTCGTCAGCTATGTAAGCTAACATCTCCATAATTACTGGTAGTATAAGAACACCTACATCAATAGTATGCTTACCCAGCATAACACCATTACTTTGTAGTGCTTGAGCAATAGACGTAAGTGGTAAACCAAGCTCCATAGTCTCAGCTATCTGATCACGAAACATAGGGTTCATTAGGCGTTCAGCATAGAACTGCATTGCATCATCTACAGTGTTATACTGTGGGGGTTTTTGCCAAGGATACTTACCTAGTTCTGTAGTTAAACTTTGGCCCGGAATGTGCCTATCAAAATTAGGTTCCTCCATTTTGTAAGCTCCTTCTTTGGTCACGCATTTGGTTAAACATTTCTTGTGCTCTATCTAGTGGCTCTTGAGTTTTCTTTTGTTCTTCAGGTTGCCTACGAGCCGTACCCATAAGACCTTTACTTACTGGCTTTGCGGTTTCTGCAGAAGCAGTTTTTCTTTGGGCTTCTAAATACCTGTTCATAGCATTTGAGTGTGCTCTTGCAGCAGGGTTTGTAATCATTGTGTCAGTTGACATTATATTTTCCTTTTATTAACCAAGAAGACCTGTAAAGCCATCCCCACCTGTCATTACAGTTACTGCAAGAGAACCTAATGCTGCAGCATTACTTGCATCTGTTGCTGCCTGTGCATTTGCTGTTGAAGTATCTGCTTGAAGTGTTGCTATAGCAAGATTGTTTACACGATCTTTTTCACGCTCTTCTGCTTTATGAGCATTATCCATCATGTCAGATTCTCGCTGCCACATATTATCGTATGCTTGTGCTTGCATGTCAAGAGCACCTTTAGCATTTATTTCATTTACTCTATTCTGTGCTGCTGTTTCTGCAGTTGCTACTTCTCTACGCCATACAGCATTGGACTGTGCTATAACAACTTCATTCTGTGCATTAAACTGATCTGCTGCATTAGCTTGTGATGCATTAAACTGTTGCATTGCATTAGCTTGCCCAGCATTAAACTGAGATATAGCTGTTTGTTGTGCTTGATTAAATTGATTTACTTGTGTTTTTAAATTAACATTAAACTGATCAACTTGATTTTCTGATGTAGCATTAAACTGTTTAGATGCATTAATAGATGCCTGATCTGAAAGCAATGTCTGCTGTACAGCCTGTGCTTTAAACAAAGCTACTTGTTGCTCATTGCTTAGATTAGCTAAGTCAAGCTGCAAGAAGTTCTGTGCATTAAGGACTTGTGCCTGTTGTGCATTAGACAGTTCAGCCATGTCCATAGATGCAAAGTTAGCTGCATTTTGTAGGGTAGCTGCTTGTGCAGTGTTAAGTTCTGCTAATCCAATAGACTGCATTAAAGAAGAGTTGTGTAAAACTTCTTGTTGGTCTGAAGTAAAGTTAAGATTAGCTGCGTCTGAATAACGTGCAGCAGTATTAATAGCTACCTGCTGATCATTAGATAATACTTGGCCTTGTAAAGCTTGTGCAAGATTAGCACTAGTAATATAAGACTGTTGTTTTGCACTAGCATCTGCTAAGTTAGTTTGTAATGAACCTACATTATCTTGTAATACAGCTTGTTGTTTGTTGCTCAAGTTTATGTTAGCTTGTTCAGCATACCTAGCTGCAGTTATTATGTTAGACTGTTGTGTGTTGTCTAAAACTTTACCTTGTAACATAGACCTAATTTGTGCATTAGCTAACTCAACACTCTGTCTATTAGATAGGTTTTGTTTCTGTAGGTCAAATGCTTGCACACTATTCTGCAAGTTCATCTGTTGCTCATTGTTTAAGTTCTGTAGTGACAAACCTTGTTGAGCAGCAGCATTAGCAAGAGATACCTTCTGTAAGTTATCTAAGTTAGCCATTCCCATTGCTGCATATACTTGTGCATCTTGTGACGCAATAGGTAGTGCACTCTCCATAGCTGCTTGTACAATAGCTGCAGCAGCCATAGAGGACGCTGCCATACCACGAGATAGCATAGCTTCATTAGCTGCACGTATAGCCCCTGCAGCCCACGCTGGAGTGCCATTGTCAAAGCTCTTCATCAAGCTAGATAACTGACCTTGTACAGTTGCCTGTGCTGTAACGTCACCCTGCATAGCTACAGCAAGTGTACCACTAGAAACAGTAAATGCTTCCATCTTAGCAGCTATATATTCTGTAGTTTCACCTGACAAACCAGTGTCAGTTTCTTTCATTGCCTGTACACTTCTCATTATACTGTCTGAGATTTTCGCAGGTGGTGGTAATTCTTTAGGATCAACTACACTTGTCTGAGCTACAATCTTTTTTAGTTTATCAGACACAGAAATGTTAGCTTCTATTGCTTTTAAATCTTTGCCTTTAGCTTCTGCAAGTTGCTTTATTGTAACTTCTAAATCTGTTGGATTAACTGCACGTTCAATACGACCTGCCGCTACTTTAATAGCATCATCAGCTTGACCTTCTGCACGTATAGTACTTTCCTGTCCTGTTACTTCTCGTGAAAGATCATCTTGTGTTTGTGCTGTAAGGTTCTCTAACTTTTCTTCTGCTGTATCTGTTACTTTTTCACCAGCAAATATTTTTGCTACTGCTGCATCTGCACTATCAGCATCTGTTGCTGTACCTTTAGATAGTTGACCTTGTGCTACACTGTCTAGCTGCCCTGTACCAGAGGTAATGTCTTGACTATCTGAAATTGTTGTTTTTGCGGCAACAGCTTTAGTACCAATCTCTTCATTTATAAACTGTGAAGGATCATTAAATCTATCTACAGTTACATCTTTAATTGTTTTTTGAGTATCTTGATATGTTCCTTCTAACGCTGCAACACCTTCTACATTATCAGCTAATTCTTCTACCTTCTCAGCAAGTAGATCGGCATAAAATGTATTGTCAGGATTATCAGCTACTAATTTTTGTAGTGTACTTAACTCCATTTTATTTTGATCTAGTAACGCAGTAGCTTCATTGTATTTAACTTCAATGTTTGCAATGGTAGATGCAGCATCGTCTGTTGTTGTTTTACCAATATATTTTTTATATGCTTCTGCATCTATGTCATACTGTGCCAACTGTTCTACATAAGGTTTTAACTGATCTGTTTCTTTAAGAGCTATAATTGCAGAAGCAAATTTGTCACCAGCAGCTTTTGCTAGATTTTCGATTGAATGCTCTGTTGAAATCTTAGTTCCATCAGTGTATATCATATGCCAATAACCATCTTCTTTTTTAAGAGTAAAGCCAGTTGGGTTTTTAAATGAACTAGGACTAGATAAAACTTTTTGTACATCCCCATCTTGAATAGAGGGCGATAGAAGACTAGATAAATCTAAACTTGTAAAGTCTAGTTTTGGAAGAGTAGGCATTTCAATAGGTACAGCAGGAGTAACAGGTTCAGGTGTAATGTCTGGTTCTACTACTGGTGTTGCTGGTGTTGCTCCATCTTTTGAATTATACAATGCTAAAAACTCACCGGGAGTTAAGCCTGACTTATCTCCATAAGTATAAGTCTTTACACCACTAGCATCTATCTGCTCACTTATTTTAGGTTTGGTAGCTACTGGTGCTACTGGTGCTGGTGCGTCACGAGGATCAGTTGTAGGTGGGGTATATACCTTTCCAGTATTTGGATCTACAGCTTCTCCATTAACCCAATTATATCCATACTTATTAACTAAAACTGCAGCTACACCTGTTGGTTCTTTAGCAAGTTCAGTAACTGGCATTGGTTCTACTGGTGCAGGGGCTGCTGGAGTTACAGGTTGCTTGGTGGC